GGCGGCCGTCAATATCGCAAGAAAAGTCTGTGCGTCCAGTCGGCATCGTGTAGCCCGCACCAACGGCAGCAGCAACCTGGATCGCAACAAGACTGCGGTTTTGCTCGTCAATCGGGAAGTGCGTTAAGTCAAGGCTGACAACACCGCTGGTTGCTTTGCTGATGCGGTCAACTTCGTAGTAATAATCGTGTATCGCATAATCGGTAACGTCTGTTTCGCGTGCCAGCTGAACGCGCACAATGTCGCCTAGTTCCAGCGTGCTATTGAAGGCACCAGGGCGCACTTGGATGCGCAGGCTATGGGTGATGTACTTACGGCGTGCGGCGTAGTAGGTGCCAATCTTGACGGCGTGATTTTCAGAAGCGCAGTATTCGCTGAGGTCGTACTGCTCGTACGGACCAGACAACGCCTCGCCATCAAAACGCACTTCTGTGGTACGAATGATGCCGATGTCATCATCAGGTTGCTGGCGCCACAGCACCAAGATGCACGCAGGCAAGCGCTGCTCCAGTGGTACGTAATCAATTTCAAACCCGTTAGGCAGGAGGTCGTTTTCGCTGAACTGGTATTCGGCGGTGATTGCCGTGGTTTTGATCGTGAAATCTTCGTTGATTGGTAGCCGTGGCTTCAGGATCTTTTTACCGGCGCGGTCGCAGAAGCGCAGCAAAAATCCAGAGCTGGTGTTATACAACCACTCTTCTAGATTGATGGATTCTTGTACGATGCCGTTAAAGAAAAACCCGTTGGTATCGGTAAACTGTGCGGCAGTCAGCATTGCTGCTGAATCAATCAGCGTGCTAGGCACACGATTTGTTTGCGCGATTAAATACAGAACCAAGTCAATGAAGTTGTTGCTGGATCCGAGCGTGCTATCAATGATGCGTGTAACCTGCATCCCCTCACGTACAAAGACGTGAACCTGTTTGTTCCAGGTGTCGTCAGCGTCGGCATGGGTATTTGTATAGCTCAACATCGTCATGTTGTCGTAGCTTCCGCTGGTGCCGCAGTAATAAGGGCAGTTCCAGGGCGTTTTACCGGCGACGATTGTTGTTAGGTTTCCGGGATCCCATGTACCAGCACGGGCGTCGTACGCTTGCGCCCATGTACCAACGCGGCAGGCACGCTGAAATACGTCGCGGATTTGCAGCAGGGGCAGCTCTCCCTCGCTAAGCACCAGTTCAAGATTGACCGTAAGTTCATTGGTGATGGCGTTGTTGCTGTAGCCGCCTTCTGTCGCTTTGGGGCTGGCAAGCGCACCACCGACGTCGCTAACCCGGCGGCAGAAAACAATCGGTACTGGCTCGCCCAGCTCAACAGCTTGTTGTTCGGTGTCTAGAGAAGTGGATCCAGCTGCAGCGGCATCTTGTAGCGGTGTGCCTGCAGCCTCGCTTTGAGCGCGAGAGACAAAAAGTGGTTCTGTGATTCGGATTTGGCTCATATCCGTAGCGGGGTGCCGACCAATGCCGTGGTGTACGTGCGGGGTGGGGCTTGCGCTCCAACGGGTGCCAGTCCTGATCCTAAGGTTACCGACAGCGAAGTAAACCCGCCGCGCACCTCAACCACCTCGCCAAAGACTGAGGCGATCAGCACTTGGCTGCCTGATGGTCCGGTTTGAGTGGCAAGCGTGTTGAACTCGTACATTTTGACTTCGCACAACCAGTTCAAGCCCAAGGCGTAGGTGAACGTCTCGACGGCTTGGTTAGTGGCTGGCACTTGCAAGGTGAAGCGTTCACCTGGAGTGCTGCCGCCCGTAAAGGCATCCACTGTGAACGGGTGGTAATCCCAGGTTTTACTATCGAAGGTGATTGTGTCGTTGACGTAGTAGGACTGCCAACGCTGGAAGTCGGTCGCACCAGAAAAAACGCGCAGGTAAAAAGATTGACTGCGGTTTGTCATCAGCGGACTCCGGTGTAGCGGCGCGTGCCGGCGGAACGGTTACTGTTTAACATAGTTCTAGACAGAGAAAAGAGTGCTTGTTCCATGTCTTCTACGGACACGTAGCGTTTTCCGTCCATTTGGACAACCGGGCCGGTTTGGATGTTGATAGGAGCGGTTGCGGTAGCTGCTCCAGAAGCACCGGAGCGTTCCGCGCTCATGCTGGACTGGCGAGTATCCAACATGCTTGGTACAGCAGAATCGCCACGTTTACCGTTTAACCAGTTTTCGACGAAACCGGATACTTTTTTGCGGGGAATGATGTATTCCGGTCCCGCTTCACCGATAAGAGCGCGGGTGGGTCTATTTACATAACCGCCAACGGCAAACGCTCCTTGTGCAGGAACACGCGTGATTTCGTAACCGCCCTGTACAGGTTTGAAACCGTAATTCGGTCCTTGCGGGACATCAGAAGCCCGCGCCACGACATCGCCTACTTGCAGCTTTCGTCCGCCGCCTGCAGAAGCCATCGCACTTGCAAAGCGCTCTGCTTGAGCGGCTGCACCAGCGGTTTGCGCTTTGAGTTTTGCTGCCTGAACGGCGGCATTGTACGTAGCTTCGGCTGCTCGAAGCTGCTGGTCGCCGATCGCTTTCGTGAAGCGTAAGTTATCAGATGCAATACGTACTGCGGCTCTACCTGCGTCAACAGCCGCACGTAAGTTAGCGAGCTGCACAGATGTAGTTTCTTTGTTTGCCGCAGCCGAGAGCAGGTCTATTTCCAGGTTTTTGGCTTTTAGCTCGGCACGCTTGAGTTCCAGTGCGGCTAGTTCAATAGCGGCACTTATCTGCGCTTTAGAACTCTCTAAGGCAATCTTGGCGTTCTGGACTTCGAGTTTGTAGATCTTCTGCGTTATGCGCAGTTTTGTGTCGAGCCCAGTTACAGAATCGCGAAGGCGTTCCAAAGACTGGATTTCGATATTATTTACTGAGGTTTGAGCTTGATAGTAAGCCTGGACAAGACTTAGTTGCTGCTGAACAAGGTTACGTTGAATATCTAGCTGGGCGTTTTGCTGTGCAAGACCTAGAGCGCGTTGCGCGTCGGCTTCTTTAAGTACCAGCAAGCGCTTTTTCTCTTCTTCTGTACGTTCAATTCCTTTGCGTTTGAGGGCTTCTTCTGCGTCAAGCTCCTTCATATAGGCATCCAGAGAGATGCCTGCATACTGCGTACGCGCTTCCCGCCGTTTATCGTCGTAGTCTTTACGTAGAACAGCTAGCTGAGCTTCTTTTTCTAGTTCGGTGTTTAGTAATTGGCCGTACAGAGTACCATTAGCGACCTCGGACTCTTTCAGTCGGTCCAGCTCGGCAGCCAGAGCGACGTTTTCGCGTAAACGATCTGTAGCTTCCGCTAACTGAGCACGTTGTTGTTCATATTCTTCGGTCACGGATTCAGTCTCTCCACGGAACATGTTTAATAGATTGTTCAGGAAGGGAAAACGCTCTAGTAGCTTGTTTATTCCGTCCGCGACCCACTTAAAGATCTTGGACGCGATGTTGTTTGCTAGCTGCAGGATTTGCGTCAACCCTCCGATTATGGTACGTAACGCGTTAATGATTGGACCGGCTAACAGCGATACTGCTCCTCCTATAGCGGCAAGAAACTTATTCCACTGATTTCCGAGCATTGTTGCTTCTTTTGTGATATTGGCTGTTACTTCAGGGATAACTCCTGTCTGTCTTGCAGCTTCTTCTGCAATAACTTGCTGCGCTTTTTGCGCTTCTCCAGCCTCTAGTAGTCTGCGTACTGTGGTATCTAGCTCGGCATTGACATAAACAAAACTCTCGCGTAGTTTGTCTACACTTATAGTTTCTATAGCTTGGCCCAAAGCTATTGCTTTTGCGGTGGCTTCGTCTAGTTTCTGTCCTACGGCGGATAGGCCGACACTAAGGGCCATGCCGAGCGGACCGCCGAGTGCTCCACCTGCTAGTCCACCCAAGCCACCGCCAAGAATTGCTCCGGGTCCGCCGCCAAACAGTGCAGGGAAACCAGCGCCGATAATTGCGTCAGCCACACCCGGTTTAGTCAGTGCGCCTTGTGCTCCACGAAGGCCGGGTTTAGCTAAACGACTTACCCCTTCAGGTAAGTTCATGCCGCCGCCTAGGGCTCGCGGAAGACGTGGACCTTGTTGACCGAAACCTGCTTCTGTGCCAAGGGCGACTTCGCCGCTAGACAGCATCATGCGGCCTTCTTTTGCTAACGTACTTCCCTGTAACTGACGAAGGCGACGATTGTAATCCGTAAGATTTACCGACGCGCCAGCCCACGCATTAGCAAGATTTTTTATGTCCGCTGTTTGTGCGCTGAAACCACCAGCTTTTACGTTTACGTTTTCTAAGACTGTTGCGAATACCTGAGCTTGATTGGCTGCGCCGCTTAGTGTATTAGCGAATTTTGCTACGCCGTTTGTTGCGTCGCGGGCGAAATTCTTGATTGGCTCAAAGGCTATGCGTAGTTTGTCGCCGAGCTTACCTGCTCCAGGGGCAACTAAGTTGAGGCTTTTGTTTAGGTCAAGCGTTAGCTTGTTTAATTCGTTTATGGATGCGTTGACTTTGTTTAGGCGTGAAGTGCCGACGACGTTTAGATTGACTACGGCGTCGTAACTTGCCACGGCTCTACTGGCTTGTCTTATCAGTGTAGGCGGTCAGAAAGCCGCCGGGTTAGCGGCGGCTGCGTTTGGCTTTGTCGTAGGCGGCTTGCTCCTCGTCAGCCTGGATCTTGAAGTAGGTGTACCAGCCGAGCAGCTCGGCAT